CCGTGAAGCGCCTTCCAAATCTCCGCAAGGATATCATACTGCGGAACCGTAATGTAGCGTCCCGTCACGCCAAACACAACCTCGCAGTCAAAGTTGATAGTATTGTAGCCAATCAACAAGTCCGCACTGTTCAGGTGGTCCACTGCCTCGTCAAGATTGTGCTGATCATAAATGTGGTAACGGCCAGTGTTGGAATCCGAAATGACGAGCGCACTAATGCCACAATCGCCACGCCTAGCGGCGTCCCAGCCGCCAATGTGGTCACTGACGGGATCAAGGATTTCAAGGTCCCAACACAACAATTTGGTATTCATCAGATCCTTATGGCGGGCCGAGACACACCCTGCTCCGCGAAGGGAATGCGCACGGAGGAGGCGTCCGTGCCGTGCTCGGCCCGCCGGATTGGTTGACGGTCATACTCATCGTTGTCCATTGTATCACCATATGCCATCATGCGCGGCTTAAGGTGTTGCTCCCACGCACCAAACGGATACTCTTCCTTATCCGCCCGCAACTTGGGCAGCAATCCAGAGAAGAACTCCGGATTGAAAGTATCAGCAAAACAGTCCGCCAAGTCATTTGGATAGGCGTTAGGGTGGTTGCACAGCTGATAGCGTAGCGCACTAAGGTTAGTGGCGGCATGGTGGAATTTAACCTGGCCATTGACCACAAAGTGGATGGCATCAGCAATGCGGATTTCCTTCTTCTCTCCAATGTGCCGTTGGAACGTATAGAAGGTCGGCAGCTCCAGCCCAATGTCCGTGAAACGGTCACTTAGGTATTGCTGCCACAAACCGGCCTTGCCAGCCATCTCAGCCTCATCTGTGTAGGCAATGACCGGGAAACGCGCCGACCACAACTTGAACTGATCAATGACCATGTCGGCGTAGGTCTCGGCGCGGAAGTTGATGCCACTGATAGCATCCAACACAGTGCACACGCCTGGCTCGTTGTCGTGGTGCCCAATGACCACCAACGCTGACTCGGAGCCGCCGGCGACGCGCCTCTGGGACTTGAAAGCAGTGTCGCCATGAAAAGAGATGGTCATCTTGGGAAGTTGCTCAATGGGGGTGGTGACCACCATAGAATCGAACTGCTCTTCCACAAGGGGGCGAAGCTTGTGCGCGCGAGGCCGATTAAGGACTTGGCTGGCAAACTTGATGGGGTCGCGCATCTCATAGAGGCGCATTTCGTCTTCCGGCCACACCGTAGGAATGGCAGGCTTGTCACCGGCCTTGTCTCGGCCGGACAGGAAGTAGACGTCCCATCGGCCGCCCTGTGTGGTCTGGTATTCCTGGAATTCCGTGTGGCCCGCAAGGGAGCGGATACCATCTGACTTGAAGGAGCGGCCAAAGGGATCGGCGTCGGAATAGCGAGTACCAACCAGAATGACAAGGCCGTTGCCTTCGACGACCGGGATGAGGTCGGTCATGTGGCTGTAGGCATACTCGTACCAGTTGACGTCCTTTTTGAGAGCGTCGTAGCTGACAAGGTCATCCATGCAGACGATGTCTGGGTGTCGGCCCGTGAGGGCGGCGTTGGGCGACCAGATGCCAAAACTGGCCTCAGAACGCTCCTGGGTGCGGGCGGCGTGAGTGATGGTGTCTGAGCGCCAGCGGTTGTTGTCGCCCTTCCAGGTTCCATAGAGCCAATTGAAGAGACTGTATTCGTCCGTGTTGCCCTCGAGCCACCGCTTGATGGTGCGCAGGAAGTCCTCAGCCAGCTCCAGCTTCTCGTTGCCGATGTAGGTGGAGAGGTTGGGGTCTTGCAGGTGCAGCCAAAGCATGCCTGCGCGCGTGATGAGCAGGGACTTGGCGCAGGCTCGGGGGATCAGGATGGCGAGATACTTGCGGCGGTTGGCAGTGCCGCGCGTCGCGAGCCAGTCGAGGGCTTGTTGCTGGAACCAAGCACAGAGAGGTTTGTGGACCGGGTCGGACCACCACCGGCCCTTCTTGTTCTTGGGGTGCGTGAAGCCCAGGGCCAGCCGAGCAAACAGTTCAAAGTTGTCTCGGCAGGACTCGGCCAGTGTCTTGCGCTCTAGTTCTAGGTCCCAGCTCATTTCTTGAGGGCCTCGGTAAGGACTGCACGAACAAATGCGTTGATACCTTCGCTTGAGGATTCGCGGTGACCAGCGATGTTGATGGTTTCGGCGCCGGTCTTGGTGAGGAACTCACGGATTTGCTGGACTGCAAGTTGTGGATTCTTGGGATCCGTGATTACAAGGACTGGCTTGTGGCCAAGATAAGTTGTTCTTAATGAGCCGTTTTGCCACCTGCCGGTCTGTGCGTAGCCAATGGTCTTGTCGGTTCCAGCGCTATACTTGAAGCGGAATGCAATGGTGGCATCTGCGTCATCTACGTTTTGTCTTGTGCGGCCAGTGTAGCCTGCATCTGGGTGTTCGGACATGCCGTATTGATTGCGGTATTCTGGCCGTGCACCATCTTGAGTGCGCCATCCCTTTGGTAGCCAGCCGCCAGTCTCAAGGCCAAGTTCCTTAGCGGCTTCAACGCCGGCAATGTCGGCACCCGTTTGGCCGCCAGAAATGACTCGCCTGACACGGATGTCAGTGGGAGTTTGCGTAGGTGCCGGAGAGTTGCGGATATCCGCGAGAATGCGCGGGAATTCATCGCGCCAAATGCTGGTTTCTTGTGTGTGCGTTAGGCGGCTATTGCCAGTTGCGTCAAGGGCAGCACGCGCGGTTGGGTTCTGATCAAATGAGGCGCGCATCAGGGCTTCCATGAGTTGGATTGAACTACCCTTGTCGGTGATGGGTCCTTGAATCTTTAAGCCGTTAACGCTATCATGCTGCATGTAAAGGTTGTAGATATTCTTGTCAAAGACGCCAGACTTAAGAGTTTGATAGGCATGTTCAACCGAACGGAATAAAAACTCACGGCCATTAAAAGCAAACGTAAATGGCCGCTCAGCTAGGTTAGAAAGTTCTTTGTTTTCACCGGTACCATGCCACACATTGGTGGTGGGTTGCGCGGCTGGCGCAACTGGCATGGGGGATGACTTGGGAGTCGTGGGCT